AATCATATCACCTACGATCGTCCAAACTATAAGTTCATCGTAGTTGGGCATCACTGTCCTAGTTTTAAAAGCGTGCATCCTAAGTATGCCCACGATAAGATCATGAATGGTGCTTTTGCCAGCGACCTAGACGATTTTATCGCTTATCGCCCACAGATTCGTTTATGGACACACGGGCACACACATGAGCCATTTGATTATGAGATCGGTACTACTAGGATCGTGTGTAATCCACGTGGCTACCTAGGACACGAGCCGCGTGCTGATAATTTTAAACTACAGTATATCGACCTATGAAAACATTAAGTTATACTGAGCGAGAATGGGGTAAGTTATGGCAAAGATTAAGTCTTGAATATACCGCTATGAGTATGGGTAAAGAACTTAAATTCAAGATACGCAAGGCTACAGAAGTGTGGAGTATAGCTGATGCACCAGGGGGGTTTGATAGGGTCGACGTAGTCCACCTTGATTTTGAACATGATGAAGATTATACCTTGTTTGTATTAAAATATCTATGAGCTTACTAGACGGAGCCAATGGTCGTAGATTCATAGTAGTTACTCCAGAAGAAGTTGGTTGGAAGGATTATATGGTAGTCATAGCAGATTTCAGTTGGTGGATACAAAATGAGAAGGGTATATATCGTTGGATGGAGAAACACTTGCCTAAAGGGCGTATGCATCATGAAGGCATGGTCATGAACTTTCCCACAGGAGAATTAGTAACACAATTTTTATTACAATGGGGATGAAATTCTTACTAGTTGTTTGTTTGTTGTTGCAGGGTTGTGCGACCATGCTAGCCGGGCAGATGGGTGCTGGTGCTACTGTTGTTACAGTAGCTGAAACTGTTGATCAGGCCAAGACCGCAGGTGATGTAGTAGCTTATGGAACTACAGGCAAAACTCTAACGGATCATGCTCTAGATGCTGTAACAGGCCGTGACTGTAAACTGTTTAACGTATTTGATAAGTATCATAAAGTGTGTAAGGAACGCATGCCAGATTTGTCCACGAAAGAAAAAATCAAAGCATTCCAAAAAAGCAAAGGTATAGAACCTACAGGCACTATAGGACCTAAGACACGCATGGCCATATGGCGCATTAAATATGAATTAGATTGAGAAATAGACAATGACAACAATATTTTTAGACATGGACGGAGTAGTCGCAGATTTCGATGGCTACGCAGAACCAATAGTAGGATTCCGAACGCCGGGTGGTGTGCGTTATGATCAAGAAGGTTGGGCTAAGATTTCAGCTAATCCTAGACTGTATTCTGAACTAGGCGAAATGCCCGATGCTCATAGACTAGTAAAAGAAGTTCAACAGTTGGCAAAAGATAATCGCATGGATGTTAAGTTCTTAACAGCTATCCCTAGACAGAATGACGTACCGTGGGCATTCTGGGATAAGATCAAATGGATCGAAAGTCGTTGGCCTAAGATACCTGTATGGTTTGGTCCGCATAGCAATGAGAAATGTCAGCATTGTCGCCCAGGTGACATCTTAATCGATGATCGTCCAAGTAACGTTGAAGAATGGCGAGCTGTCGGTGGTAAGGCTATACTTCATGAGGGTGATGTTATAGCTACCTTATTTGAGCTACGTAGCCTAGTGAACAGTCCTAGTAGCTAAATGCCCACCTTCTCTGTTGATAAAAAATTTAAATATTTCTTCTACGCGATCACTAGCTGTAATATCTGTTTCTGGTAAGCTTATCCCTTTGAGACTGCCATCTTGGCTGACGACAAAAACATAATCCTCTGGCGAGATATCACCTAACACATCATCATCTGCGTTTAAACTGAGGGCGTTTGAATGCTCTTCTGTGATTTTTGCCATTGTCGTTCTCCTTAAAGTATTTTACGTTTGCTTTGATCTTTTTCAGTAATAGTTTAGTTACTTCATGATCCTTACCAAATGCCTTGTAATACTGTTTTAGATCTGGGCTGTTAATTTTAGCCGCACTAGTAATATTTAACTTATATTTCATTAAGTATTGTCTAGCCGCTATATTTTGAGCATAAGCGTCTATTTCATCAGGGTCACCTAGATACTCTTGATCAGCACGCTTCTGTAGATCTTTGTGATCACTTTTATAGGTATTCCTATGATATCGATATCTACGGTGGCGGAATTGACGTTGATGTTCATATTCGTGTATGAGTGTTTCTACTAGATCAATAGCCAGCTTATCGGCCATTTCATCAGTGATAGTCATTGGAGTTGTTTTAGGATGATTGAGAATAAAGTCAATAATGAACTGTTTCTTTTTTTGTTCATCTAGACCAGGATCATACTCTGCACCAATAGTAAACTCATCTGGATCAAGCGCACCACGTGCACCAGTGTAGAGTTTGATGCGAACAGGATGTTGATGTTTGTTAAGATGTTTGCTAAGACGTTTAACAAGACTACGAGGAGTGATACGCTCTCCAATCAAAGTAGATAACCATTCACTGATATGATTATATTCTACTGTTGGATTAAGATACATAGTTATCCCCCTAGCAACTTTGCTCCAGCGTTGGTAGCTAAACTGCTGTCTTCACCGGCATAGGCAGGTACGCCTTCAAAAGGATTTGTTTTAAGTGGACCTATACCATTTGCACCTAATAGATCATTGTTCTTACCTTCAGCTAGGCTGGCTTTGACCGCTTCACCGTATTTGGTGCTGGTATTAGCCATGTTGCGTAGCATAGTACCTACGCTACCTTCATTCATTTCTTTGCCATAGGTTGGTAGTTTAGTAGCAAAGCTCATCACACCGGTAAGAGTCTGTGTAGCTGGGGCTGTAACTGCGGTTATGTCGGCCTTGGTTAAAAAATTATTTGTAGTTGCCAATCTGGAGTTAAGAGCAGCAACACGATCATCAGTAACTCCCTCTGCTAGAGCATCTAATTCTGTGCAACCTGCTACCGGTCCTAGAAAATCCTGTGCCGTGGGTACAGTGCTAGATCCTATTAGATTTTGTATAGTAGATGAATGTGATGAAATCAGACTGTTAAGAGTCGGGTGTGCGGAATTTACCAACGGTGTAGGAACTTTCTGTATGTTGGCAAAAAAACTTGGTGCCTTGCTAGCATCCACTACACTACCACCACCCATGTCTTTGAATTTGGTGGTTAGTTCACCCATGCCAGTAAAGCCAGCGGTGTCGGCAGGATTAGCAGTTTTGGTATAGTCACTAAGATCTTTAAGTCCTTGTATACCTGTTCCTGTTTGTCCTTGTATCTGTTCAGACCCAAACGATCCGCCCTGGCGACTGGTGCCTTGTGTTGTAGGAAACCCTGTAGTAGTTGGTGCTCCAAATGTGGATGTTCCAGATGCGGGAATCGTAGTAGCTTTAGGTGCTGATGCTGTACTGCCTGTTAAGAAATCTGGACTCTTATATAAACTACTATCTGATCCAGTATAACTAGGTAATCCTGCAAATGGATTGTTAATTTCAAATTGTTCAGCTGTGGCATTGATAGCCGCAGGATCTTTAATATTAGATAATGCTGTTGAGATTTTATCAGCATAAACAGGATTGTGTATATCATTGAGATCCACACCAGCTTCAATCAGTTTCTGATTAACTCCTGTGGCGTTGGCTAATTTATTTTTTGTAAGGGCCTCTACCATACCATTAGGAGTACCAAAGTGTTTGATATCTATATCATTAAACATAGTACCAGTTGATGCCATAGCCTGGCCTGCACCTGGTAAGCTACCTAATATATTTGTCAGTCCACGATCTCCCATGCTTGACATATCAGTTATACCGCTGCCAAAATCACTGTATGAGCTATTGCTAAGAAAATTCGTAGTATTCAATACATCATTGCTGTTAGAAATATGTGCTTGTATCTTACCAACGATAGTACCAAATCCACCAGCATCATCTTTGTTAAACAATTTGCTTTGCACACTGGTTAATGCAGTAAGAGCAGCTTGTGCATTAGCATTCGCTGGCCAAACACTGCTATTAGCCACAGTCTGTAGATTGGTCATGGCTTCGTTGACTTTAGGTGCGATATCTATAGCAAGGCCATTACCTTGAGCCATACCAACCATGGCTGTTAATGTAGCAGGAGTTATGGATGCTCTGGGTGTACCGATAGCTACATATTGCCCATCGGCAACTGTGGTCATCGATCTCGCGCTAGCGATTAAGTCTGCCATTTCTACTTCCTATGTAATAATACCACCTGCACCAACTGGTTCAATACCAGTAGTGGTTTTAATGTAATGATTCTGCACATCCTTTACTGTAGGTGCATGCATCATCACATGTCGTTTTTCTAATCTTATACTCTTATTTAAGTCGCTTGTGAATAGGCTTTGTAGTAGACCCAGACCCTGTTGGCTAGGCATGACAGTACATGGTTTGCTTACAGTAAATGCGTCATCTGATTCTTCTACGATTTTAGCGACAATCTCATCACCGTTGACTATCTTAAAAGTCACTATATCATCTTGATCATACTTATTAGTTACTAACACTTGATTCCCCTAGTTTATTGAATAATTCTTCATCTGATAATCGAGCTAAGCCTTGATATCCACCTTCTACGAACAGTTCATCACCCTTGTAGATCTGTGGTGCTGTGCGATGTCCTTGAGCTATCAACCATTCACGTGCATCAGGATCTTCATCGATCTTGATTTCTTGGTATGCGACGTTTTTTGTTTTTAATAAGTGTTTGGCCTTGTCGCAGAACGGGCAGTGATTTTTACTATATATTGTTAACATTTTATAACTCCGGTAATTCATCGTAGTCAACGTTTTCACCCATGACTCCGATCACATAATTCGTTGATTCATTTTCTTGTAAGGCTGTTTGTTTTTTACTTGTATCGCTGTGTTTATTAAACCAAGGTATAGGTGTAGTCTTAGGTGCTGGTTCTTGATATTTAATGCCAATATCTTTTAGTGCACCAACTGCGGTATAGTCTACGAATTCTTTTAAGATATTAGCGTTAAGACCGATCACAGGACCTAGTTTAAACAAATAATCAGCCCAGGCCTTTTCCTCACGTATTACATCCTGATACATAGCATAAACTTCATCAGCACATTCTTCTTTAACCTTGGCAAAACGTGCATCTTCTTTTACCACCTGATTGATTAACCAAGCAGTCCATTCTTTATGTAGAACTTCATCTTGTAAAATCAAGCTAATGATATTACCGTTGCCGATGAAGATCTTGTTTTCAACCATTGCTAGACTTGTAGCGAATGATACCATGAAACGGAACGCCTCGAGTCCGTAACTGGCGTTTAGTGCCAACCATATGGCTTTAATATGTTCTTGTTCATCTACTTTGTGTCCTAGCTCTATCTTGCAGTTGATACGGTGTAGAGCATCATAGTAGTTGCCTATGGTGGATGCCATACTGATAATCTCATTAGTGTCATGGATAGTGTTGAACACATCTTTTGGCACGTTATAGATATTTCGTATGATATGGCTGTAACTACGTGAATGTATGTTGGTTTCAAAGAAACTCCAATTATACATCAACGCTTCTAATTCTGGAATACTTACCACAGGAGTGAATACCTGTGCTGGCCCACGACCTTGTAGGCTGTCTAATGCTGTCTGACGTAGCAGGTTACTGGTAAAGATATGTTTAACCGTATCACTGGCTTCTTTGAAGTCGTTGGCATCTTTAGTTAAACTAACCTCTTCTGGAACCCAAAAGAACCCACGTGCTGTTTGTTCTAGCTTTACTACCTTGTTGTATTTGACTTCTTCAAATCGTTGGATGGTCACAGGACCAGCTGGGTCCAAGAACATCTTGCGACTAAGATAATCTGTTGAATGTTTTAAATCGTATTGTGCCTTTGACATTATAATTTACAGCTTTCGCAGTCCTCTTCATATTCTGTTGATGTTACTTCTTCTACTGTCACTTCTGATTTTACTTCGTCTACAACCTTACTACCAGCTTTATTGATTAAACTGTAGTAGAAAGTCTTAATTCCCCATGCATGTGCCTGCATCAAGTTTTTAGCGATCAGCGTAGTCGGAACCTTACGATCTGGGAAGTGTGCTGGATTATAGAATGTATTTGTTGAAATACTTTGATCTACATAGGCCGCTAGCACTGCCGCTGTTTTCAAATATCCGTCGCAGTCTTTCTGTTCCCACATCAGTTGATACTTATTTTTTAGTTTGTTATATTCTGGTACTACCTGTATAAAACTACCTGCTTTTGACTCTTTAACTGAAATCAAGCTCATCGGCATTTCGATACCATTAGTTGATCCAATAACCACACTCGAACTTTCTACTGGAGCGATAGCCATTAGTGTAGCATTACGCACACCATACGATCTCATGTCACTGCGTAGTTGTTCCCAATCTAGTTCACGTGTTGGTGTAAAATCGGCTAGTTTGTTTACAGCTTTTGCGCGATTCTCCCATGGAAACTTACCTTTACCATACCGTGTGTATTCACTGTGTTTACATGCGCCACGTTCTTTAGCCAGTTCAACAGTGGCTTCTGTCAAGAAGAATGCCTGATGTTCCATCCAAGTCTTGACATCCTGTAAGGCTTCTGTAGTACCATATTCATAACTGCGTTTAGCATGCCAGTAAGCAAGATTAGTGACTCCGATACCTAGAGGTTGGATCTCGTCATTCGATAATTTGCTCTGTATGCTCAAGAAATCTTGATAATCTAAGATGTTGCACAATGATCTTTGTAAGATGCGACAAGCACGACGCATATCTTCTGGATTACGGAAAGCTCCCCAATTGATACTGCCTAAGGTACATAAAGCGATACGACCTTTATCATCATCTAAACGTTTAAATGGCTTAGTAGGTAACAGGATTTCACAGCATAAGTTACTTTGATAGATTGTGTGATATTCTGGATCAAATGGTCCTTGGTTCATTACATTGTCGATAAACACTAAGTAGATACGTCCCGTATCTGTACGCTCTTTTAAGATACCACTTTTAAATACTTCTTCAGCCGATAAAACTTTTTTACGTAGTCCTTTTTGACGTTCATACTTCTCATATAGTTCTTCAAACAGTTTTGTATCTTTATAAAATGCTTCATATAAGTCAGGCACTTCATTAGGATCAAAGAATGTTATGTTTTCTTTATTCTTAAAACGTCTCCAGAACATAGCGTTAAGCACGACACCATAGTCCATATGTCGCACACGTGTTTCTTCCGTACCTTGATTGTTTTTAAGCACGATAAGATCATCAAACTGATGATGCCAGATCGGATAGAATACCGTAGCTGACGCATTACGGATACCACCTTGTGAACAACTGCGTAGATCACCAAACCATTTCTTAAGGAAGGGGATCATGCCTGTGTGCATGATTTCCCCGCCTCGTATAGGACTACCCAATGGGCGCAAACGACCTATCTCTAAGCCAATGCCTGCACGCTTGCTGGCATACTTGGCCATCATTTCACCACTGGCAAAAATACTGTCTAGATCATCGTCTGATTTGATCAACACGCATGAACTAAATTGTTTTGTGGGGGTACCTAGGCCAGCGAGTACTGGAGTGGCGAGCGTGAACAATCCGTCACTGGCGCAGGTATAGTAATCTCGGATGTAGCGTAATCTTTGTTGTGGATTTTCTTTATGGAACACTGTTGCAGCAGCAACCATATAACGGACTTGAGGAGTTTCATAAATCTGTTTAGTAGCGCGATTCTTAACTAGATATTTTTCAATCAACTGCTCGATAGCCGCATAACTATATTCTTCATCTTTGGCATGATCGATCATGTCGTTCATCTTGTTCCATTCATCTTCTGTGTACCAAGATAATAATTCTTCTGTATATAATCCAGTAGCTACGTTCGTTTTAACGATTTCATACAAGTGTGGAACAGCATAATCACCATAGATATCTTTACGTAGCATAGATAGTCTTTGTTTACCTGCTACGAATTGATAATTAGTATGACCTACTTCAGGTTCATGTTCTACGTCAATCAAATCTACGATTGCACGTAGGGTAATTTCATCAATTTCGCGTGTGGATATACCATCGTAAAAATGTGGTTGTGCTTTGATTTCTATCATGGATTGGCTGACATCAGCTACGCCCTGACATACTTTGGCTACCTGTGCCTGCCATTTTGTAAGATCTAGTGGTACGATCTGGCCACTGCGTTTTTTGACTTGAATATTGCTCAATTTGATACCTCTTTTAGTATTTCTCTAATGCTAAATCTGTGCTTGAATATTGATACAGCAGTTGTAATTGCTTTTCTTCTACTTGTTTTGTATTTACTATTTCATAAGGCCAGTAATTAAGAATATATTTTCCATCGTCTAACCAAGCTACAGAATAGCGTTCTTTATCTTTATAATCATAATATACTCTTATTTCCATTGCGGTATTTCTATGATGAGTAAAGTATATAGTATACATGATTCCAAGTGCTTTAGCAACGTCACACCAGTAGTTTTCGGCTAACAATGTCCAAGGATCTGGCCATGATTTTGGATCACTAGGATCTAGATTATAGTTGACAAATGGAGCAGTGCTCCACATGTTGTTTAGTTCTATTACAGCAGACTCTAAGGGCAAGCGATCTAGCTCATGACGGAAATCTTTCCACTGCGCTAGCCTGTCATTGACACGCAGGTTCCAAAAATTCTGCCACATGATTAGGCAAACGTTCTAGGTGAATAGTATGTAAGATTAGCTGATGTACCGGTATTGGTTGTAGTATATTGTAACACCGCACTATTGCCGTAGGCAAAAAATGATAAGTTTACACCAGTAGAACCAGTTTCTGTATATTCATCATCAAACACCGCAACATTACCACTTATTTGAGTAACTTTAATGGTGCCTACCCTAGCTTCGATACCGCGAGTGATTCTATAATCAATTAGATTAGTCAACGAATCAGTGAGTGTAAGAGCAGTGTTTGTAGCAGACCCAGTATTATTTGCTAATACCAAAGTAGTTTTTGCTACGTTATTAGATGTAAGGCTAGCATATGATTGAAGTATACTGACATTTGACTGTAACAGTGCGATATTTGCGGCATTCTCATCAGCTGAAAATTCAGTTAATATTTCAGTTACACCTATTTCAGGTGCACCTTCTGATAAAGTACCGTTGCCGATGTATAAACGACGCTCGTCAATCGACCAACCTAATTCTCCCGACGCTAGCTGTGGTAGATTTTCCTGTAGACCACGACGTACTTGGATTTTTGAAATTTGTATTACAGCCATGATTTTACCTTAGTTCAATATCTAGTATTTATGCTAATTTATAATACTGCTCAACTCTATCAAACCAACGATCCATCCAAATCGTCCACTCATTGCCTTCAAGTACCCAATGCTGAAACTGAGGTTTTTCGTTAGGCTTTGGCGCTACAGCCATCAGTATAACGCCCTGACGAATGTCTGTGCCGTGGACTTCATTATGTGCGGCAGCATAGGCGCATAATTGAAGGAAATAGTCTTCAATCCACTCCTTTTTCTTGGGTTTATTAGTCTGTTTGTAGTCTAAAATTGAGGGTTGGCCATGATATAAACCGCAGGCGTCTGTAGTACCAGCATACAAGCCCGGAACATACAAGGGCACTTCGATACCCCATACTTCTTGCACGTTTATTAGTCCGTTATTAATAATTTCCTTAGCCATGTTGTGTGCTTCAACGCTATACGGATTTGAACCTGGTTCAGTTAATACTCGATTATTACGCACATAGTCCTCTAAAAATTTGTGCATACGTGTACCACGTCCTGCGGCTTCTGTTGTAATTTCAGTAGCACGTTTTTCACCTACTGATTTACGCCAATTGGCTAGAGCTTCTCGTTTTTCTTGTGGTTTGGTACGATCTAATATTGTTGTAACGCTAGGAACACGTGATCCATCTGGCAGAGTATAAAGTCTTTTGCCTTCTACTGTGTCACGGTTTATTGGAGTATAATTGTATTTTTGTATAAGCATCTATTAAGTATATATGCTTATCTGATGATTGTCAAACGGTAAATGATTCACCACAACCACAACGTGCTTTCTCGTTGGGATTAGAAAATTCAAATCCTTCGTTGAGACCTTTTTTGGTATAGTCGATCTGCATACCTTGTAAGTATACCAGATCTTTTTTATTGATTACGAGTGTAACACCGCGGTCTTCTACTTCGAGGTCACCCTCGAATAATCGATCAGCAAATTCTAATACGTAAGCAAACCCACTACAGCCACTTGTTCTAACACCAATACGCATACCGATGCCTTTTCCTCTGTGATCTAATGCTTCCTGCATTTTTTTACTTGCTGAAGATGTAATTGATATCATTTTTTTTGTTATTCAAACCAATCAGTAATTTCTTTTTCTAATCTATCAATGATTTTTTGTTTTTGTTTGTCAGTGAAGTTATACCATTCAGTTACTTCTTCCACCGTCCTTCCACAACCTACACAGATTTCATTTTCATATCTGCATATTGATATGCAGGGACTTTCTACCTTAGACTGTTTCATTTTTCTTTATAATCCTATTCCACACAGTTTGTCTTTGTTCATCGGTTAATTCATACCATTCAAACGCTTCATCCTGCGTACGAAAACAAGCACTACACTCACCGCTGATGAATTGGCATACACCTATACAGGGACTTTCAATGGGGTTGCGTTTCATTCTTTTTTCTGTAGTCAGCTATAGCTGATTTGATTGCATCTTCTGCAAGCACCGAGCAATGTATCTTGACGGGCGGTAACGCAAGTTCTTCTGCGATATGTGAGTTTTTGATGGTCTGTGCCTCATCCAGCGTCTTGCCCTTGAGGAGCTCGGTGACAAGGCTAGAGCTAGCAATAGCACTGCCACAACCATACGTTTTAAATTTGGCATCTGTTATGATTCCTTCATGCACTTCAATCTGTAATTTCATCACATCACCGCAGGCTGGTGCACCTACCATACCTGTTCCTACATCTGGACTATTCTTGTCCAAGGTGCCCACATTACGAGGATTTTCGTAATGGTCTAATACTTTTTCTGAATAAGCCATGTAAACTCCAATAGTATAGTAAAATACTAAAGTATTTATTATTGTTTGTCAACCGGAAGATGTTCTCTATATCTGTATAATTGAGATTCGTCTATAGGAGTAGTGTCAAAAATTGGTTTTGGTAGGTTTTCTTTAAATTCACCCAGTGCTGTATGCCATCGTAGATCTTGTGGGCAAAACTCACATTGTGCTATATGTTGATCTTTTGTAGCGGCAAATTGTTGTAATTCTTCTTCACTGCAATCAGCTGATAATGGTTGATAACTATACAATAATTCTCGTTGACGATCGTCTAAGCGTAGATCGAACTGCTGATCAAAGTCTGGTAAATTACTCATAGCAGGACACTTATATAATTTACCTTGATACATAGTGTGATCATGTTTCATATCGCAGGCTGCAAATGCTTTTACTGGATTACTGCGGTGTAAAACATAATGATCGTTCTGTTTTATTACTGTACTTTGATGGAATGTAAATGCCTCAATGAATCCTGCTTTATATTTCCATCTTTCTTTAATTTCGTCAGCAATAGCGGGATCGTGTAAGCTCACTCCAAAAGCAACATTATATTTTTCCCAGAAGTTCATATGTTCTTCTCGTTGATATGTGCCGTTAGTCTGTACCATAATAACAGCATTAGGCCACAATCTGCGTAGATTACTGACCCACAATTCTAAATCCGGGTTAAGTGTAGGTTCGCCACCTATGATAGTAATACGTGGTAAATCTAAGCGTTTACTCCAAGCTTCATATGCGTCTGCATGATCAGCCCAGCGTTGATGTCCTTTGAAATTTAAATCGTTAAAACGGTTACAGCCGCGACAACTTAGATTGCAGACATTGGTTATGTAAAACTCTACTACAGGAAATAAACGAATCATCTAGTATTTACTACTAGAATCCAGGTGCGCCGCGTTTTTTAGCGGCTTTTTTTGCCATGTTTGCGACAGTGTCTACAGGTGCGGTTGTAGCATCACCTGCGGGAGTATTTGTGGTCGTAGCATCTGTATCATCTAGTTCGCCAGCTGGACGTAATTCTATATAATCTTTGTTATAGCTTTTAATAAGATTTTTTAATGCTGGATTTGTTTCATTAGCTGAAACTAGTGCGTCATAATCAAAGGTCTTGTCTGTATTGAGCACAAGATTAATTAGACTCTGTGTTGAGATTTTTGGGAGTTGTTTCTTATCTTTGTATCTGTGGCGAATAAGCTCCAGAGCTGTTGTTAAATTAGACTCTGGAGTATTCTTTGGACTGTGTACGAATTCATCTAAGCGCACGATTATCTTAGTTCGCGGCCAAGTTCTTCTGCACCACCAACTGCGGCGTCAGTAGCACCAAATCCGTCGGTTTCGTCTTGATCTAGATCGCTACCCGGTGCTGGAGGTAATTCTGTATCACTACCACTTAAATCAGCTTGATCGCCTGGCATAGCCATTGGATTATTAAGTTGTTCACCAGTTAAGATACGCACACCACCATCGACACCTTCACGTGCTGATTGTAAGTTACCCATCAGTGTATCTAATGTAGAGCCTACTGCGTTTTTAAATCCGTCAGCTTGTTCTGAACCAATTTGATCGCGGATGCTGTCTAATAATTCTGGTAGTTGTTCGTTTTGCATCTTACCAACTTTTTCGATAGCATCTTGTATTGAATCTACCATGTTCTTAGCGGCTAGTAATACTTCAGCATTACCTACTTCGCCTTCTACTAGAGTTTGGCGATTTTCTTCTAACCAAGTATTCAATCCTTCTTGGACTGTGAGTAGTTCCATATAACGTGGATTCTTTTCTGCTGTGTGTAAGTCCACACTGTGGCGGATCTTGTCTAAGTTTGCTGAGATAGTTTCACTTAGACGTTCTGCTTTTTCAACGGTTAGATTACTGAAATTAATAGCAAAACCAAAGCGGCTTTCCATTAATTTGTTAATCTTACGTGTTGATTTCGTAGACATTTCTGCTAGTTTCATGGTCAAATTCCTATTTAGACTTTAATATATTTAGCCAAGTTTAGGTTTTTCTTAATTTCTTTTTTAACTTGTTCTATACGATGCTGTATTTCTGTATATCTATTGCTGTAGTATTCTTCACCCCAAGAATCACCTTTAGTCTGCGCTTTTTTATAGCGTAAACGATATAAACTAGCTTCAAATTCCAATTTGTTTAATAGGCTATCGTTGTCACGTATTTCCCTAGCCAATTGCGTTTGTTGTTTATACAGGGCTATACAGTAGAATATAGCGTCTTTACGATTGAAAAAATCAAATGCCTGCTGACCTTCTACCATCACACGCCAGCAGTGTTCATTGATTTTAACTACACGATTAGCACCGACTAATACATCCGTACCTATCTGATAGCAGAATGGCAGTTCTGAATCTTCTTGGGCTAATCGGGCTAGTTCAGACTGGGTAAATCGGCGGATTTTTTCAACATCAAATTCAGCTAACGATTTTTTTGTAGTAGATTTTGCCATCAGTATTGGTTCGAGTTAGGACATCTTTGACTGTTAGATTGTTGGCCAACAGTTGTTCACGTTCATCTAGGTGGCTTTTTGGAATAAGGGTATCACCAACGAAACGATCAAGTAATTCGTTTTCTTCATTGGTAATAGGCAATAATAGTTTGTTGGTTAGTTCTACAATCTTCATGCAAGTATTTATGTTACTTGAAGAGGGCGTGTCCGATAAATCCGATAAGTCCTGCTAGGATTACACCCAATACGCTGACTAGGACGCTGACGCTTTGTTTACCGCGACCTTCTAGTTTCTCGTCTAGACTTTCCTTGATGCCAACTAAGTAGCCTTCAAGTTTATCCATACGATGTTCAAGATTCTGTAGTTTAGTTTCCAAGTTGCTGTACCTTACAGCACATATCTCAACGTGGGCTTCTAGACTCTGTTTTTCAATTTCTGATGGTTTGGCCATCTCGCTTCCTCTGTGTAAGCGATGCTGTTCTTATGAGCCTTGACGTATGCCTTAATATGTGCCTTAATGAATGCCTTAAGCATCTAATATATTTAGTTGTTGGGTATACTTATAAAGTATATGTTTTTACTTGGACCGTTTGTGTAGAATATCGGCATGGGCGGTTGTGCAGTTTCATCTAGTCCTAAGATGACAGGAGTATGGCTAAAGTCATTTTTAAGCACACCATAAGGATCTCGATCTTGTAGATAGAGATTTTCAAATTCAACTTCAAATTCAAAAGTCCAAACACGGTGTTTGCCAGTATAGCTATCACCAAATTCAAATTTTAAAAGTTCTTTAGTTTCTGTAGGTAATTGTTTGCTAGACATGATCTGTGTTCGTAATCCCAATACCTGCATGACTGTTTCCCAGTTACGCTGCTTGTTTCTCATGCGTTCAAGCTCTGGAGTATACTTGGTTATATCTGTTTTGGTAACGTCAACTAGAGTATAACCACGGTGGCGATGTATTCTTGGATCTATCATTATAAGAGTATTTATTGACCAAGTATTAGGTCACAAAAAAAGCACCTTACGGTGCTTTTATGTTGAGCTTGGATTAAGCTACTGTGAAACTTGTACCTTCAACTACCTGTGTACCGCTGATGTCAATAAGATTTCCACCTGCTGATTGTATCGCTGTATTAGCGTAAGTAAATGTTGTTGATGTTAAGCGTGTTGCAGCTGTGTTTGCACCAATTTGACGAATGCGATGTTGTAGATCTGCAGCACTTACTTGTTTATCTGTAACAATAAAAATATTAGCTTGGTTAGTTGCTGTAGAACCAGTAGTGTAGTATGCTAATGGATTAACTTCATCAACGATAGATTCTATCACACCACCAGTTAGTCCTGAGTCAGTAACTAGATTCGCACGGATCGCTATTGAATTATTAACTGTGATCACGTGTAATTTTGAGTTGACACCGTACAATGTACCTACTGTAGTCTGCGTACCAACTAAGGTATTTGCTTGACCTAATTTCCATTTCTGCAATGTTGCCATTTGTATATCTCCAAAGGATCTTTTTATTATTTATGCGAGATCATAGAATATCAAGACAAAAAAAAGCACCGCGAACGGTGCTTTTTTAAGTTACTATCAGTAACTACTGATCTTACATACCTTCTAGGTCTGTTGGCTCAGTAACTGTTACAGTTTGTGAGTCAGATAGTGTAGCTACGCCACCTGATAATGAGAATGTACCAGTATCTAACACTTTAGCGATTGCTTGAGCAACTGCGCCGATTGAAGTGTTAACGCGATCAACGATCATGTAGATTTCGTTACCATCTGATTTGAATTGGAATGTACCAGTGATTGAACCTAGTGCATCGCTGATCTTAGCTGCAGCTGCGTCTGAAGCTGCTACTGCTAGACCTGAACCACTTAATACAACTTTGTATACTGATTGAGCTGTGTTGCGTTGGATTGTACCACGAGCAACTGCTGTTGGGTTAGTACGTGTAAATGTTGCCATTTTATTTCTCCTAATGTTTGTACGCTTTCGCGCATACTATTATTTAGTCCAAAAATAAAAAAATAACTGAGTAGTTATTGGCGTTTAAGGAAGTTAGTGCGGCTGAACTCTAATCTGTCTACTAGTTTAACAGCACCCCCATCGTGGCCTATAGCAACAAAACCCTCTGGTGTGGTTACCTTATAGCCGTCGTTAGTTTTTTGGAAGGTGCCTATGCCTTCTACCTGTTGTAGTTTGCGTAGGAGCATGATTTTCATTTCAACTATGCGTTTATATGTGGCTAATATACCAAGCAAATTATTAGCGTTATCTGCGACCCATTGTTCTTTTTCTTTGATCTTGGCTAGGCGATTCTGTGCCGCACGACTAGTGACGACATCTATATCTTTAGTCATCAGCTCATGATAGTACGTCATGAAATCTTTTAGGAAAGCTGTGGGTTCTGCGGCAAAAGTTCCACTACGCACAGTTCTGTTAATATAGGGTTTGATATTGCGGGCAAATTCTTTGTTGGTTAAGATGATGTCGAATCTAGCTTGACCAATTTTTTCCATGGTATTATATGTGGCAGTCAGCATAGATCTGATCTTGCGATCTTCTGTTGGTGTTAGACTAGCGATACCTGTATAGTCTTTGTAGGTAGCATCATCAAACCAAACATCTGGGTGTTTGTTTAAGCCCTGTATGTTTACCATATATCCAGCACGCATAGATTCTAGACTTTCTCCTTCATAGCTGGTATGGAAGATGATGCCTAATTTAGCACGTGCGATACGTTGTCCTAATTCACTATCTGTTGGCACAGCGTAAGTTATGGTATTTGGTGTAAACGTAAGACATTGCTCACCATTGATGTCGGCTGTTTCTACCCAACCTTCCTTGAATAGTAGATCACCTTGTATGACTCCACCTATGTTTAGTTTCTTTAGGTGCTGTAGGGCACTGGCTAAGATTTCCGCTAGCTCGGGTTGATCACCGTAGAAACGTTCTATGTCTCTGGCAGTTTTACAAACCTTAGGTTCTGCTTTGGCGAACACACTTTTAGTACCTACAAAGAAACGACCGTCAGCAGGATCGATACCGCAGATGATAGCCGGACTTCCATCCCACTTGACTGTGAGTTTAGTAGTAGTACCTGTGCCTTCTGCTAACATGCCGCGTAGGCTTTCTACATAATCTAGTGCGGCCATAGCGCCAGCATGGCCTTGATTAAACACTAGATCTTCTAGATGTTCAAGATGAGTGTTCTTGCTTTCTGTTAGCAAGAACTCTGGAGTCTGTTGTTTTATTTCAAATAGTTTCATTTGGCTGTCTGCATTATTTTAGCGTATCTAGGATCTGAAGGTTGTATGAGTTCTTTGCCTATTTGTATTGGTTCTTGTTTAGTTGATGGGGTAAGTCTCTTAAGACCCAATGGCATTGGTGTCTGTGGTTTTTGTATAACGTTTATGCCACTACGTTTTAATCGATCAATAACATATTGTGTGACTTCCCAGCGTTTTTGTTCATTGCCAGTTTCACCTGATCTAGGTAATTGTGATGCTACGTATTGATCGGTTATTTGTGTGCCACTACTAGCCCGTTGAGCAATGATATCTGCAAATTTATCATACTTGGCCATAGTAGGATCGCCAGCAGTTTGTGGAGTCTTAAGGGCATTTTTCTGTCGGTCGTATGTTTGGACTGTTTGTGGAGCGATAGCTCTGGCAATACCTTTTAAAAATCCCGCTTCATTGATAATTTCATTAATCTTCATCTTTGATCTTCCTAATGCCGCGAGCAAATTTAGCAGGATCTTGACCCTTGATAGCATTAAGAAGACGACGCTCAAGCTCAAGAGCTTGTTCGGCATCATAGTTTTCACGGATATACTTGATTAGATTAATAGCACCATTGATGATGTTATTGGCACGGGACTCTAGGAGGTTATCCTTGTCTTTGTGCGTGAGTAATTCGTCAAGCTCTGTAAGTATGCTACGGGTGCGTTTCTGCACAGTTTAGACTCCAATTTAGTATATTTATCGAAGATTAAAATAATAACATCGCAAATTCTGGACATAATTTCTCAAAACTTGTATTTCTAATTTTATCAAGTTTATCGATATATTCCAAAAATTTACCGTGATCATCATCGCTTTCTTTTAAAGAATAGACTAAATCCAATAACATTGGATAACTTTTAAATTTTTCTATTAATTTAGATTTACATGCACTTGATATATGATCGATCGCACAATCGCCGATGGCTTTTTGAAATATCAGTTTGGTATTATCACCCAATCGATTAGCATTAAAGGCAGATTGATGCCAGTCAACTAACTCATTTAGATAGTATAAATTTAAATATCCCCATGTACAATTAACGTTGAATAGATGATTTACAGGCATATTATCGATATACCAATTGAGATTGCTTGTTACTTCAGACCAATTTGCACCTGTGCGTTGATAGTTAAATCGTTCGCCAATATCATCGATACTAAAATATAATTCAACTAATTGACATTCACTCCATATTTCTAATACTCGATCGGATACTCTTGTAGTTCCATTAACGTTATAACATATACGCAGATCTGCTAACCCTTTAACAGATTTAATTTGCTCTAATAGATCTATGTGTGTAGTGGATAATAAAGGATCCCCGCCACCATGAAAATGAATATTTTTTATTTCTGATAAAACTGCTGGGTTATTTAATTTAATTTGATTAAATTTTTCATGTTTAAATTTGATAATATCTGTCTGGGGATAAATTTTCTCATAATCTGATATCCACGCGGTGCTATTATTTGGTCCGCATATTATGCATTTTAAATTACATAAATTACCTACACTGTAGTCAATGCTGACTGGGCTTGTTAGATTGATGTTAGTGTCTTTTCTGTATTGCTCGTATAGTTCTTTAGAACTTAAACGTCTGCTTTTAAGACCGTGAGTTTCTTCATGGTAACATCTATGGCATTGGGGAATTGGTTGATCATTCTCTACTAATTTTTTTAATTCCTGATGTTCTGGGCTATCCCATACTTCCGATATATCTAATCTATCAGATGTTTTTATAAATCCGTCGAAATACGAGCAGGGATTGTATGCAATTTTGCCGTTTGCAGACCAAATGGCGAGATTTTTATAAATCTCATAGCAGAAATATTTTTTATTCTGCATTAAGTTTTTCTATGCCAATTATTGGTATATTAACTTTACTGTCTAATATCCACTTAATCGCATTGGCTATTTCGATTGTATCTAACCAGTCAGTGTGTTCCTGTTTACCATCATTCAATCCGCCCACAGTTATGTGTGTAGTTTTAAATTTACCAGAACACATGCTTAAACTCATATCTCTAAGGGCACGTTTTTGCACACTGTATAAGGGAAAAAAACTATTACGACCTTCATACTCCGCTGTGCTACCTACGTTAAAAACATAGCCTTCTGTCCAAAGTTCACGAGTAATTTCTAAGATTTTTTGTTGGGCACCACCTGATATAAAACTGCTGTTGATTAATACATTATAATTTACAATATTTTTCTTAAAATGCTCCTCATCAGATAATTCCCACATTCTTAAATCATATCCTGTTGTTCGGCAGGCAAAATCAGCTGAGGGAAATACTTGTTTAATAGCACGAGCAACAGTAAAGTCTTGAGGATTTCCGGTGCATAGTATTTTATAATTATTCTGCATTATTCTTAAGTCCAGCTAGCATACTTTTTAATTTACTACTGTCCACACCGGCCTGTATCTTGGGAGAATCTTCTGATGGTGTTACACTACTGCCTGTTTTGATCTGGCTTAAGATGTTTGTTGCTCCAACTCCACGTAGGCCGCTTTCCTGTGCCTCTTCACCTGGATCAGTGATGCGCAGAGTTTCTAAATCATACTCTAGATCCACCTTCATGCCTACGCCACTTGAACTACGTGTCTTCATAAGTTGTAGTTGATAGCGACCACGCTCACGCATAGCACGGCTTGTAAAGATACCAAACACGTTGTCTGCTGTGTTAATCTTACTCAAGCCACCTGCGATATGGCTATGATCAAATTCGATTTCTTCTACTGCACCACGATTCAACTGTGATGCTGTGATCATTAAAATGTTAAGTTCTTTAGCTAGATTACGTAGTTCTTCTGATACATATTTGTCTTTGACAAACAGATCATTTGGACTGACTTTAGCACTGACCGGCATGACCAAATCTAAATAGTCTACCATGATAAAATCTAATTTTTTACCTGTCTGTATCTGTAATTCTTTAAGATAACTACGTATCTGATTTACGTTTGATTGTGCTGGCATATACTTGATACGCAGGCTACCTGACTTTTTACCAGTCATCTTGATCTTCATCTCAACAGTGTCTAATTCTTTAAACACTTCTTTAGTTGAAACGTTGGCTACCATACTATCCATACGCATAGCACAAAGTCCTTCACTCAACTCTAGACTTAGATATACGCCGTTGAGTCCCTGTGTAACCCAATTGATACTGATGTTCTGCATGAACAGACTTTTACCTGAACCAGATCCACCCGCAAAGATGTTTAGTTCACCACGGTTCATACCACCAAACAAACGCTTGTCTAAAGTTGGCCAACCTGTTGATACTTGTCCGTTGTTGCTCTTGATTGCCATCAAACGAGCTCTAGGATCTTCAAAGTATTCTGTGCCCAAATCTTTCGTCAGACTGATCTGCACTGCATCTTTGATCAGTTTCTCTACAGGGTCATACTCACCCTTTTCCAACATGTCTGCAGCTTTAAGGATAGCACGTTCTAGTTCATTACGTTTGGTAAAGCCTTCAAACTCTGCCAAGAACCAACTGTAGTGATCTTCTGACAGGTCTGGCACGTGTTTGCATTCAACCCCTGTGACTGCCTTGACCTGTTCAGCAGTGGGCATGGCTTTGTGATCATCTGTGTGTGTTTTGATAAACTTAGCTACATCACGTAAGGACCTATCAAAGTTTTCTGGATTATAGATGTTCTGCACACGCACATAACTCTGTGCGTCTTGTAGCATCATTTCTAAAAATAGTTTCTGTAGTTCTGGAGAGTATTCTTTTGTCATATATAGTTAATTATACAGTTTCTTTTTCATCAATTCAATCTTGAGTTTGCTCGTCTGTTTGCTGTCTAAGATAGACTTTAGCACAAACAACTTGCCATATTTACATACTGCTTCATTGATGTCTTTTGAAGTTTCTAACCATACAGGAAAACTTACACTCCATCCGTATTCTATAGCATTGTTAATCATCCGAGCACCAGCACGATCCTTGTCTGCTACTACGATAACTTCACGACCTAATGATTCAATTATATCTGCTTGTGTTTCATTACATTCATTGTTCAGCACTGCTACCCCATCTACGCTCATCGCATCAAACGGTCCTTCACAGACTATGACAAATTTGCTGTCTACCAGTTGATTGTTCATGTTAAAAACAAAGTTGGGTTCATAGTGACTATAGTATTTTGGTTTAACTCCATCAGCAAATGCTCTTGATGTATAGCCAATGGTCCGACCTTGCCAAATACAGGGGATAATCACACGCTGATGTAGGCTATGATCTGTTGAGTCAGTCCAAAGAAAATCATATTTTTGTAAATCAATTTTACGATTTTTAACATAGTCAACTGCCGAATTTAATAGTCCAGGAACATTTTGAAAGTTATCCAAGATATGAAATGACAAGAACTGTTGGAAACTTATAGCACCTTCTGGTAAGTCACGGGCTTTGAATTCAATACGTTCTTCTTCATCTTCCTGTTTAACCTCTTCAGGATTAACCAATTTACGGACACGTATTGCTTCAATAACCAACCGTTTGATGTCTGTGTCATCTGCACCTAACCATTTTAATAACTTACGGAATTTAAATGTTAAGTGTCGACCAGGTTGATATGATGCTTTGAAGTTACAGTTGAAACAGTGATAGCTGACACTGCCATCTGGATTGGCAGTCAAGCCACCACGACCACGGGTATCTGCTGTTTCACCGTTATGATGACAGCAAGGTGCGTTGAAGCTGGTCCAACCACTGGGTGTGGTCTTCTTCTTAGCTGGTAATATGCTTTTTATAAAGTCTGAGATAATGTTCAGCATACTAATATTATACGCTGATTTTTTGGTTAGATCAAGAGTTTTTGACTAGAGACCGTAGGTGGCCTTAGTATTGTTGTAATTTTGTAGTACCTCACCAGCTGTAAGCGCACGATTATATATGTGTACCTGCCCAATCCTACCTCGGAGCAGATTGCCAGCACCAAATGCGGCTAAGTTCGTAGAACCGTTGCCTGAGTGTGCTGTTTTGTTAGCAGTGTATGTGCTGTCCTGGGCACCATTTAAATAGAGAGTCATGCCGACAGTAGTATTAAAAGTCAGAACCGCATAATACCAAGTGCTGAGACTGAGATTAGCAGTACTAGGATAGGCAGTATAAACACCCCAATTGGCATGGCCACAATACAATTTTTGAGTACTGGCCATAAACATAAAATGTCCGCCTGTGTCACTGCTGACTAAATTATTATCATTAAAACCATTAAGATAAAACCAAACGGATTTAGTATAATTTGTAGTTGGTACTACTCCTGTTTTAGAACCTGTACCGTATTGTGTTGTTCCGTTGAAGGTAAAATAACTTGGCGAGCCTAATGTATATGTCGGACTATTGACTAAAGTTATATTTGCTGTGTTAGGCGAACTATCTGCCCAATTAGTGCCAGAACCGCTGTAGGACACTGAATCTAGCCACATGGTCAAATTGGCCTGCAAAATACCCGTAGGAGTGCTGCCGTCTTTAATCGTTCCACCAAGAATTGTTCCGCCAATGATCTGCATTATAGTCTCACTATGCTGATATAACCAGCGGTGTTATTATAGAAGCCTAGGTTAGTGATAGCTGCACCATTGAATGTGCTGTCACGATCAAATTGTCCGTCACTGGTCGCTACACTGGTAGCATTTGCATCAATATAGCTGCCGCCGCCGCCACCTGAATCTATAGCTGGGTTCGCACCACTGTAAGTACCACCACCACCTGAGTATCCACCTCCACCACCACCTGTGATTGGACCGGCGCCGCCGCCTCCACCAAATCCACCAAAACTTGTAGCAGGTGGGGGGTAGGCCGTAGCACTTATACCCCCCACTGCTTTGAATTGTATGCTGTTACCTGCTCCACCGCCCTGAC